CGACACCTTCGGTCTTTCTTCGGGTTCTAGGCCCTTCGGTCTTTGTTCGGGTCTTTTCCTGGGAAGTGGCGTCGTTGCTAGTGGGTAGGATGTGGGGATGCTGGAATACCCTTCAGAGACGTTGAAAGCATTGAAGGAAGGACGTGCGGAGCATGGCCCTACTACGGTGGCTGAAATGGTCCCAAGGCCCTCAGAGGGCCATTCAAGGCCCTCAGAATCGATTCGGCCATATTTGGCGCGGAACCTACCCTATGCGCTTCCATCCCATTTCGATGCACTTCCGTGCCTTTTCGATGCACTTCCATCCCACCACCCCAAAAGTGGGCCGGATTGGGCCGGATCGAGTCAGGAATCGACGTCCCAGAAGGGCCATTCCAGGGTGGTCCGGGCACCGTTCCAGGGGTCGAGAATGGCGCTGGGATGTGGGCCAGCGGTGGCGCTCCAGACCTTTCGGTCTTTATTCGGGTTCTGAACCTTTCGGCTTTTGTTCGGGGTAGGGGGGACCCCCCCTTTTTTTGCGCCGCGCCCCCAGAATCTAATAAGACGGTTTTGCACGTTCTATCTGATAGTTTCAAGACTGTTTTCGTTTTTCTGTCGTGCAGGTTCTACCTAGCTGGTATAATCTAGTTTTTTATTATTAGTATCTATCTGGTCTGGTTTAACCTAGCTGGTATATACTAGTACTAGTATAAGGAAGTGTGGGGGGGGGTATTTTCTCAGGATTAGGCCCCCCCCCTTTTCCTGAGTAAAATTTTTTTGTAATTTTTCAAGATGGATATTACTACGATACAGGCTCAGATCGGCTCATTGCCTGATGAGAGGCAGCGTGAGATCCTTGCGTTGCTTGACGAGTTGTCCGGTGCTCGTGTCAGGGAAGAGGCTAACGGCGACTTCCTTTCGTTCGTGAAGGAGGTTTGGCCTGCCTTCATTGAGGGTAACCACCATCGTGTGATGGCGGACGCATTCAATCGTATTGCGAGTGGCGAGTTGAAGCGTTTGATCATCAACATGCCTCCACGCCATACCAAGTCTGAATTTGCTTCGCATCTATTTCCTGCTTGGTACCTGGGCAAGTTTCCTGATCGCAAGGTGATCCAGACTGCTCACACTGCGGAGTTGGCTGTTGGCTTTGGGCGTAAGGTTCGTAACCTCGTGGGTTCTTCCGAGTATGCGAAAATATTTCCCGGTGTTGCACTGAGTGCTGACTCAAAGGCTGCGGGACGTTGGAACACGAGCAGTGATGGGGATTATTTCGCTATCGGGGTTGGCGGTGCTGTTACTGGTAAGGGTGCTGACATCCTGATTGTTGATGACCCGCATTCTGAGCAGGAGGCGGCACTAAACGATCCCAATGTCTACAACAAAACTTACGAGTGGTACACTTCGGGTCCACGTCAGCGGTTACAGCCTGGTGGCGCGATTTGTTTGGTGATGACTCGTTGGTCGAAGAAAGATCTAACGGGTCAAATTCTCAAGGCTTCCATCCAGAGGGGTGGCGCAGACGAGTGGGAGATTATTGAATTGCCTGCAATTCTTCCCAGCGGCAAACCATTATGGCCCGGATTTTGGCCGGTAGAACAGCTTGAATCCCTTAAGGCCGAACTTCCGGTTGCAAAGTGGAGTGCCCAGTACCAACAGGATCCGACTTCCGAAGAAGGCGCGATCATCAAGCGGGAGTGGTGGAAAGAGTGGACAGAAAAAGACCCACCGAATTGCGAGTTCGTGATACAGTCGTGGGACACCGCCTTCTTGGCGAAAGAGACTGCCGACTACAGTGCTTGCACAACGTGGGGTGTTTTTTACACTGAGGATGGTCAGGCCAAGATTGTTCTTCTAGATGCGCTACAGGAACGTTTGGAATTTCCTGACTTGAAGGTTCGTGCATACGAGATGTACAAAGAATACGAACCCGACGCTTTTATCGTGGAAGCGAAAGCAGCGGGTAGTCCCTTGATCTTTGAGCTTCGCAGGATGGGGATCCCTGTTGCGGAATACACACCAAGCAGGGGGAAGGACAAAGTTGCTAGAGTAAACGCGGTATCGGACCTCTTTTTCAGTGGGCACGTTTATGCGCCGAAAACCCGGTGGGCTGAAGAGGTGATGGAGCAATTTGCATCTTTCCCGCTTGGCGATCACGATGATTTAGTTGATTCCTCAACACAAGCGTTGATGAGGTTCCGACAGGGTGGATTCATCAGTATGCATAGTGATTATCCGATGGACGAGTTGCTACCGGGACGTAAAGCAGATTATTATTGATCCACCAGCTTGCGCTGGATGAGATCCGTGCGAACTTGATGCACGCTAATTCGATGAGTACCGGAGTGAATTAATGGCGATAGATAAACCCCTTAATGGGTTATTTGACCAAGACGATTTCGAGATGGGTCCAGAGGGACTCCTCGTTGCAGAAGAAGATGAGATGCCTATTGGCGACTCCATACTTACCGAATTGGAAGATGGAGGCGTCGAGATTGACTTCGATCCGATGTCAGGCTCCATGGGCATCGGGGAGGAATCTTTTGATTCAAACTTGGCCGAACACATCGAAGACAGTGAGCTTCGTACATTGGCAAACGATTGCATATCGATGTTTGATTCCGATAAGAGCAGTCGTTCGTCTTGGGAAACAACGTACAAGGAAGGGCTTGATCAGTTAGGTTTGGAAATTGAGGATCGTACCACCCCGTGGGCTGGAGCTTGTGGCGTATTCCACCCAATGCTTTCTGAAGCTGTTGTACGATTCCAAGCGCAAACCATCCAAGAAATCATGCCAGCCAAGGGGCCTGTAAAGACGCATGTCTGGGGTGTTGTGACCGATGACCGCGAGAAGCAGGCGCGGCGTGTTCAGGAGTACATGAATTACCAGCTTATTGAAGTTATGACCGAATATCGGTCTGAAACTGAAAAGCTTCTGTTCAGCCTGCCGCTCGCTGGTTCAGCGTTCCGTAAAATCTACTTTGATCCTTCGTTGGGCAGACCGACTTCAATGTTTGTTCCGGCAGAAGATTTTGTTGTGTCGTACAACGAATCTGAGCTAGAACATGCAGAACGTTACACCCACGTCATGAACCGAAGCACGAATCAGGTTAGAAAGCTTCAGGTGAGTGGGTTCTACCGTGACATTGAATTGACTGCATCCCACATCGAAGAAAATCCAATCACAACTAAATTCAATGAGATTGGTGGCGTCAAACCTTCGTGGGATAGCAATGAACGGCATCAACTCCTTGAAATGCATTGTGACGTAGACATACCGGGCTTTGAAGACCCCGATGGAGTCGCGTTGCCTTATGTCATTACCATCGACAAGAGTAGTTCCACGATTCTATCGATTTATAGGAACTGGTCCGAAGATGATCCGAACAGAATAAAGAAACAACATTTTGTTCATTATGGATATGTCCCCGGAATTGGATTCTATAATCTTGGCCTGATCCACATGATCGGCGGACTCGCGAAGTCTGCTACCAGTCTGTTGCGACAGTTGGTCGATGCGGGCACACTCTCCAATTTGCCTGGAGGGTTGAAGACTCGTGGACTCAGAATCAAAGGCGATGATACGCCGATTATGCCAGGAGAATTCAGAGACGTTGATGTACCGGGAGGGGTCATTCGTGACAACATCACCTTCCTTCCGTATAAGGAACCTTCTTCGGTTCTTTATCAGTTACTTGGCAATATCGTAGAAGAGGGCCGACGCTTTGCGTCAATGGCTGATATCAAAGTAGCAGACATGAATTCGGAGGCTCCAGTAGGGACCACTCTTGCGATCATGGAGCGGGCAATGAAAGTACAGTCCGCAATCCAGGCCAGAATTCATGCCAGCCTAAAGCAAGAGTATAAAATTCTTGCAGGGGTTATCCGCGATTATACATCACCGGATTATCCCTACGAGACTGAAGAAGGGGAGGGCATCAAGCTTGAAGACTTTGATGACCGTATCGATGTTGTCCCTGTTTCGGACCCCAACGCATCGACAATGGCCCAAAGAATCATGCAGTACCAAGCGGCTATGCAACTAGCACAACAGTCGCCGGGCCTATATGACATGCCACTTCTTCATCGTGAAATGATGGAGTTGATTGGCATTCCAAATGTGGACAAGATTGTTCCCAAGCCGGATGAAGCCAGTCCCACAGATCCAGTTAGTGAGAATGAAAACCTTCTTATGCTGAAGCCTGTGAAGGCGTTTGAGTACCAAGACCATGAGGCACACATGAGAGTGCATATGGTACTCAAGAATGATCCGCAGATTAAAGAACAAATGAAGAACAATAAAATGGGGAGTGCCATTAGTTCTGCCCTAGATGCCCACGTCCGTGAACACCTGGCGTTTATCTTCCGTGATCAAATCGAAGAAGAGCTTGGCGTTCCGCTCCCTCCGACAGATCAACCGTTGCCCAAGGATGTCGAAAAGCGGCTTAGTGCATTGGTTGCCGACGCGGCTGACCAGATGCTCGGCAAGAAGCAAGCCAAGGCCAAAGCGGAAAAAGACGCAAAGATGCAAAAAGATCCTATTGTGCAGCAGCGTGAAAAAGAGTTGGAGATCAAGCGGGAGGATGTTCAGCGTCGAGCGCAGGCAGACCAGGCTAAGTCACAGTTGGAGCAGCAGAAACTTATGGCCACACAGCAAGCTGGTCAGGAGAAGCAGCAACTTGAGCGTGAGAAGATTGCTTCCAGAGAACGTTCCGATGCTGCTGCATTAGAACAAGAGCGCCAGGAAATGTTGTTGAAATCTCAGATAGATCAAGAAAAGTTTGATGCTGAACAGGAAGTTGAAGGCGTTAAGGTTGGGTTGGAACAAGAAAAGTTTAAGGCCCGACAGGAATCTGACGCCGTGAAACTAAGGTTGGAGCAGGAAAGGTTTGACGCTGAACAAGAGGTTGAAGGCATAAAAACTGGCCTGGAGATCTCGGAGAAAAATAAGAATGAGTGATGACGCTCTCTCGTTGCTAAAAAAGAAATTAAGAGGTCAGATGAATGAAATTGCTGATATGGTTTCAGTTGGTTCGGCAAAAAATATGGAAGAGTATCGCAAGATGTGTGGAATTATTGAGGGATTGGCTTGGGCTGAACGGGAGATTATAGATATCGAAGATAAACTCAACGAGTTTTGATACTTAGGACGCAACGTTCACTTTGAACGCAATAATTCAACGAGGAGTCCTTGTGGCTACACTCGCAAAAGAAGTTATGGAACAAATGGTTGTCCCCGACAATGAAACGGAAGAAGAAGGTCGATACGCATCGCAGTTGCCGGAACCCAAGGGATACAAACTGTTGATCGCGCTCCCTGAAGTTGATGAAATGACCGATGGGGGCATCATAAAATCAGAAGGTTCGCGACACGAAGAGTCTATTGCGACTGTTGTGGGCTGGGTTATGAGCATGGGGCCGGATGCTTATGCAAATTATACCCGATTTCCCGGCGGGCCATACTGTCAGGTGGGAGATTGGGTCGTTTTTCGGGCGTTCAGTGGCACAAGACTCAAAATTCATGGCAAAGAATTCCGTTTAATTAACGATGACACTGTTGAAGCGGTCGTAGAAGATCCAAGAGGGGTTGAGAGAGCATAATGACTGATGAAACCGGCAGGATGAGCGAAGAAGACAAGTTTTTAGGCGTCAAAACCACGATTGAGCTTCCTGATAAAACAGAAACAAGCGCCGATGGCGGTGAAGTCGCCATTGAAATCGTGGATGACCGCCCAGAAGGGGACCAAAGAGCTTCTTCTGGGGCAGCAGGCGATGATGACGGCACTGCATCGGACCAAGAGGTCGCAGAATTGGGTCAACGCGCCCAAAAACGCATAAAAAAGCTGAAATGGGAGTACCACGAAGAGCGTAGGGCGAAAGAAGCGTCAGATCGCCTTGCAAACGAGGCTGTCAACTACACACAGAACCTTCAAGTTGAAAATCAGCGTCTTTTGAAGCTAGTTCAGGATTCTCAGGGCGCTTTGACGGAGCAAAGCAAGTCTAGGGCAGGTGCTTCACTTACAATTGCCCAAGAAAACTTCAAAAGAGCACATGAGTCAGGCGACAGTGAGCAAATCACCATCGCACAGCAGGCGTTGACCAACGCACAGCTTTCTCAAGCTTATGCACCTGCGGTTTCCCAGAAAATTATCGATAATTGGAAAAAGCAGGTGATGGCTGAGGACCAGCAGATTGCGAACCAACAGCAGCAGCAACAGTACACCCCAGAACCAATTCAGCCAGATGGAAAGGCGATGGAGTGGCAAGATCGTAACCAATGGTTTGGCGTTGACAAGGAAATGACAAGCTTTGCTTACGGGGTACATGAAAAGTTGGTAACCGACGAGGGTATTGACCCTGAGTCTGAACAATATTATGAATTAATTGATTCTCGTATGAAAGAAGTATTTCCTACGCAATTCGGTAGTAATGGCCAGCGCACTAGTTCTACGATGGTTGTTGACACCGCACCACCTCGAAAAAAATCTGTGGTAGCATCTGCTTCCAGAAACAGCGGAGCCAATCCACGCACTGTTAGATTGACGGAAACACAGGTAAGACTCGCAAAACGCCTGGGGCTTACACCCCAGCAATATGCAGCCCAAGTAATGAAGGAGATGGTATAATGGCTGAAGAACGCGCAGCACGGGAACCTAGAGAGCTTGAGAGTCGTGAAAACGAAATTCGGGCACAATCTTGGGAGCCCGCTTCCATACTTCCAGACCCAGATCCACAAGATGGATGGGTGTTTAGATGGATACGGACCTCTATGGTAGGCAATCCAGACAACACGAACGTGTCAAAGCGTTTTCGTGAAGGATGGGAGCCGGTTCGTGCCGAAGATCACCCAGAGCTACAGATCATGAGCGACCATAAGTCGGAATGGGGTGTGAAGGGTGGCATTGAGGTTGGTGGGTTATTGCTCTGCAAGGCACCAGATGAGTTGGTGGAACAAAGACGAGCCTATTACAGGGCTCACGCCGAATCGCAGATGCAAGCAGTTGACAATAATTATATGCGTGAGAACGATCCACGGATGCCTGTTCTCGCGCCTGATCGTAAAACTCGTGTAGCATTTGGCGGCAAAGGTCGCTGATGCTTTACTACTAAATTAGGAAATAATCATGGCTACTTCAGCTACACCGTATGGAGCCAGACCCATTGGTACGACAAGTGCAGCAGGCTCGTTTACGGGCTTGGTACGTCACTTGCCAATCATTACCACATATGGCACCGCTATTTTTAACGGTGACTTTGTTAAGCTTGTGGCAAGCGGCACGATTGAGAAGGATGCCGGAACTGCTACCTTGGCTTCTATTGGTATCTTTATGGGATGCTCTTATACGGACCCAACAAGTGGACAGAAGACGTTTAGTGACCAATGGCCCGCATCGAATGCAGCAACAGATGCAGTGGCCTACGTCCTTGACGATCCGAATGTTGTATTTCAAATGCAGGCCGACGAAGCGATGAACACCACGGATCGTGGTCTTAATTGTGATGTCATTCAAACCGCTGGATCTACCTCTATTGGTAAGTCTAGGAATGCGATTGATGGCGATAGTTGTGCGGCAACGCTTACGCTACCGCTTAGGATTATTGACTGGGTTGATGGACCTAAGAGTTTGGCTCCAGCAGGAACGACTGCTAGTGATGCGTATCCAGATGTGATCGTTAAGTTCAATGCAGCGTCCACGTTTACAGCGTCTCCTCATTCTTACAACAACCCTACCGGGTTATAGGAGATACTGATAAATGGCTATTTCAAGAGCACAACTACTAAAGGAACTTCTTCCGGGCTTGAACGCGCTTTTCGGGATGGAGTATGCTCGTTATGACGATGAGCATTCTGAAATCTACGAGACAGAAAGTTCAGATCGGTCTTTTGAGGAAGAAGTGAAGCTTTCGGGCTTCGATGCTGCCCCGGTGAAGGATGAGGGGTCTGCGATTTCTTATGACGCCGCACAGGAATCGTTCACGGCTAGGTACAACCATGAAACGATTGCGATGGGTTTTGCCATCACGGAAGAGGCCATGGAGGATAACCTCTATGACTCCCTGTCGGCTCGTTACACCAAGGCCCTAGCTCGCGCTATGGCCCACACCAAGCAGGTCAAGTCTGTTGTTCCATTGAACAATGGGTTTACCGCGTCCTATCAGGGCGGCGATGGTGTGAATCTGTTTACGGCTGTCGGTGATGGAATTACCGGCGGTGGAGGCCATCCTCTTGTGGGTGGCGGCTACAACTCCAATCGCCCGGCCACTGCCGTTGATCTCAATGAGACCTCTCTTGAGGCTGCTGTAATTCAGATTGGTAAATGGACTGACGAGCGTGGTCTGATGATCGCTGCTCGTCCCCAGACACTCATTATCCCGCCCGATTTGCAGTTTGTGGCGACACGGGTAATGAAGTCTGAGCTTCGCCCTGGAACTGCGGACAACGACATCAACGCGGTGCGTTCGATGGGTGTTGTTCCGGGTGGAACAGTTGTGAATCACTTCCTGACTGATACGGATGCGTGGTTCCTTCTTACCGACATTCCGAATGGGTTGAAGCACTTTAATCGTGTGGCACTGGAAACGAGCATGGACGGTGACTTTGATACCGGAAATGTTCGCTACAAGGCTCGCGAGCGGTACAGCTTTGGTGTCTCCGATCCCCTTGGGATCTGGGGTTCGCCCGGAGCGTAGTAAGTGGGGGGCGGGGGTGGTCCTATATCGGGGGCTGCCCTCGCTCCTTCTTTTTTCTGACTATCAATAAATTGATAGACACTGGCCACGACAGGAGAAACTGATGGCTAACACAACTTTTGCAGGACCAGTCCGCTCAGAAGGCGGATTTGAGCAAGTCACCAAGAGTGCAACAACTGGTGAGTACACTATCAATTTCGACGTTGACTCGGACGGTGCCATTTCCACTAGCAGCACATTAGCTGCGCGGCAGCCCATCATTACGACCTGGGAGGCTTCTGGTGCGATTACCGACGCCCTGACGATTGCACAGTCGGGCTCTATCGTTCTGATTCATGGGACGCTGGATAACGTGATCAACATCCCAGCATCTTCAAGTGCGAACACGGGTGCATATTTTGACTTCCTAGTCACTACTGCTGTAGGGTCTGGCAAGACGACAACGATTGCTATCCCAGCAGCTACAGGAAGCACGTTCTATTTGCAAGCGCAACTTGCGGCAGGGACGGCAGCCAATCCAGTGATTACCAATTCTGGCGACACCTTTACTTTTGTTGCAGCCACAGCAATCGGCGCTCGTTGTCGTATCACCTGTGTATCTGACAATGGTACTGGCCAGGTTTGGATGGCCACGTCTGTTGGAACACCTATTTCGACTGTTGCATAGTGATTCAAGTGATATATTAGAATGAGATAGACCGCCCATCTAAATGGGTGGGCGGTTTTTATCTCCTATTGCAAGCGGGGCAGGAGTCCTGTCCTTGTGGGGAGAGTTAGATGGCTGACGCAGTAACGTCACAAACGATCCAAGACGGCGACCGTATCGCTGTTTTGAAGTTCACCAACATTTCTGACGGTAGTGGTGAAGCTGCCGTCAAAAAGGTTGACGTATCCGCACTAAGCGCGGAGTCCGGCACGGGTAAGGCCTGCGCCAAGGTTGCCATTGAGCAGATGTGGTACGATTGCTCTGGCATGACCGTTGACATCCTGTGGGACGCCAGCACTGATGCACTTTGCTGGACACTCAGTGGCTATGGCTTCTATGACTGGCGACAGGCCGGTCCCCTCGTGAACAACGCCTCTAGTCCTACTGGGGATGTTATGTTCACTACTACGGGCCACGCTTCCGGTGATCGCTATACCGTAATGGTGGCCGTAAGGAAGAGCTACTGATGGCTAACCACACTGGAAGGTGTTTTAGGAATGCCTTTTAAGAGCGAGGAACAGAGGGAGTGGATGCACGCTAACGAGCCCGAGATGGCAGACAGGTGGGAACGGAAAAAGGCGCGTGGCGGACTTATTAAAAAGGCGATTGCCAATGGGTTTTCCAAACAAGGTTCCTTGCAGGACTTTGCGAAGATGAGAAGTGGGGGCCTGATTAGTAATGGATCACTGACGCCCGGCAAGGTTGTCTCCTTCAAGAAACAATGTGAAGACAAATTCGGGGATAAATGATGGCGACTTCTGGAACCACTGCATTCAACCTAGAAATTTCAGAGGTGATCGAAGAGGCTTTCGAGAGATGTGGCCTTCAGTCCAAGACAGGCTACGATATTGAAACAGCCCGTAGGTCATTGAACCTCTTAAGCCTTGAGTGGGTGAATCGTGGCTTAAACTTTTGGACCGTCGAGCAGGGCACCAAAACTCTGACGGCAGGAACCTCTACGGTTGCGATGGATTCGGATACCGTTGATTTGATTCAGCACTGGATTCGCGATGGGTCTGGCACGTCACAAAGCGACCTGCCGCTCTCGCGGTTCAGTGTATCTCAGTATTCTTCGATCCCGAATAAACTCACCGAAGGGCGTCCCGTAAACTTGTATATCGACAAGCAGCGTGATGCTCCGATTGTGTATCTCTGGCCTACGCCCGATAAAGACTACACATTTGTTTATCAACAGATACGGCGCATTGAGGATACTGGTGCTGTAGGGTCTATTAATCCAGACGTTCCCGCCCGCTTCCTCCCAGCGTTGGTATCCGGGCTTGCCTATATGATATCCCAGAAGTACCCACAAGCGTTTGTGCGCTCTCCTGAACTTAAAGCTGAATACGAATTTCAGTGGCAATTGGCGGAACAGGAAGATCGCGACAGAGCATCTGTCCACTTTGTACCCGGAGGCTATTCCTAATGGCTAAATTTGCCAATGGCAAATATGCGTTCGGGTTTTGCGACCGCACAGGATTTCGTTATAAGGTCAAGGATCTTGTGCCACAAGTTAGGGCTGGCCGGATGACAGGATTGATGGTCGGCAGGAATATGTTGGATAAGGACCAGCCACAGAACTTCTTGGGTAGGCTTGGGGATTACGTTGATCCGCAGGCACTTAAAAACCCACGTCCTGATTTGTCACAGGACACTAGCAGGCGATTGTCTGCGTTTGATCCCGTAGGGAATGGGAACGCAGGCGGGGCGGGAAACATTTTAGCACATGGACAGGTGGGCAGGGTGACGGTGGCTACATGACCTATACTGAGTTGACTGCCGCGATCAAGGATTATTGCGATAACACGGAAACAAGTTTCGTCGCCGCAATCGACACATTTATCAAGCAGGCTGAACAGCGCATCTATCGTTCGGTTAATCTGCCTGTAAATCGGAAAAACGTTGCTGGTACGATCACTGACGGGAACCAATACCTGTCGATGCCTACGGACTTTATGTTTCCGTTGTCGCTATCGCTAACAAGCTCCAGTAATCAAATCTTCTTATTGAACAAAGACGCGAACTTCATCAGATCGACGTATCCTAACGTATCTACAGAGGGTGTTCCCAAGTACTACGGTGTTTTTGACAGCGACACATTTATCATTGGCCCTACGCCTAACGCTGATTTCGTCACGGAACTCCATTATTACTATCAGCCAGCCTCAATTGTTGACACGAGTCCGTCTTGGTTGGGCACGAACGCGGATACTGTCTTGCTTTATGGCTCTTTAGTGGAAGCGTATACCTACATGAAAGGTGACGCGGACATGATGCAGTTGTATCAGCAGCGATATCAGGAAGCGTTAAACCTCCTGAAGATGCAGGCAGAGGGCCGCATGACTGTCGATGAGTACAGGAATGGCACAATCAGTATGGCGACTAACTGATGTTTACCGGGGAAGTGGGTGACGTTAGTGTCGTTACGACAAACGGCTCGACCCTTGGCCCGGATCATTGGGCGAAACGGGCGTCCGATCATGTTTTGGCCGTAGGCAAGGATGCACATCCGGTGATCGCGGAGCAGGCTTTAGAGTTTAAGAAGTTTATTTATGATGCCATGAGGCATTACATGTACGAAGCAATCAAAGAAGATCGTTCTAGAATCGTTATCTTGTTGCGTTCAGCGGACCATAACGATCTGGCTAACTCCGTGGAGAAGTTGTAATGGCTATTACACAGGCAATGTGTACGTCTTTTAAGAAGGAATTGCTTGAGGCAAAGCATAATTTTTTAAATAGCGGCGGTGACACATTTAAGATTGCGCTGTATACAAGCAGTGCGACTATGAGCGCCTCTACTACGGCGTATGCCACAACCAATGAAGTCAGCGGCACGAACTACACCGCCAAGGGCAATACTCTTACGCGGGTAAATCCATCGTCTAGTGGCACTACGGCGCTAACTGACTTCGCTGATACGTCATGGACTACGGCCACGATTACAGCCAGAGGTGCCTTGATTTTCAATGAAGACACAACTGGTGATACATCAGTATTGGTACTGGACTTTGGGGCAGATAAGACTGCAACTGCTGGGACATTTTCAATTGCGTTTCCCGCAGCAGATGCGAGCAATGCGATTATTCGCATAGCGTAAAATGCCCGTCACCGGATGGGGTAGAGGTACATGGGGCTCCGATACTTGGGGCAATACAAATGTTGCCGTCGCGGTAACAGGAGTAGCGGGAACCGGAGCGTTAGGAAGCGTCACCGTAACGGGTACATCAAATGTTACGGTAACGGGAATAGCCGGAACAAGCGCGGTAGGGTCGGTGGTTGTCTCAGGAGACTCCAACCTTACGCTTACCGGATTGAGCGCGACCAGTGCGATTGGGTCAGTAACAGCAAGTGGTGGTACCGGAGTAACTGTTTCCGTCACGGGCTTGTCTGCGATTGGACAAACGCAACGAGTAAATGTTTGGGCGATAATAGATGATTCGCAGACACCAAGTTGGTCAGAAGTATCTGACTCGCAGACACCAAGTTGGTCAGAAGTATCTGACTCGCAGACACCTGATTGGGTACTTGTGCCCTCGTAATGATTCTGCCAGAGATAGGAAAGAAACATGGCAACATATGTAAATAATTTGCGGCTAAAGGAGATTACTACAGGCGATGAGTCAGGCACCTGGGGCACCTCCACCAACCTGAACCTTGAATTAATCGGTCAGGCGCTGGGGTATGGTACTGAGGGTATCACGACCAATGCGGACACCCACGCCACGACGATAGCAGACGGTGCGGCTGACGAGGGTCGTGCATTGTTCCTGAAATACACTGGCACATTGGACTCCGCCTGTACTATTACGCTTGGCCCCAACACGGTTAAGAAGGTTTGGATTATTGAGAACGCCACGAGCGGCTCTCAAAATATCATTATCAGTCAGGGCTCTGGTGCTAATATCACGATTGCTCCCGGCAAAAACGCAACAATCTACACAGATGGTGCGGGATCAGGTGCTGCGGTGCTTGATGCGTTTGCGGACCTAGAACTAAGCAGCACCCTGAGTGTGGCGGGCACAAGCACGTTGACTGGTGATGTGATTATTGGCGCGAGCCCGTCAACGGAAGGCGCTGTCAGGCTAACGAATAACACCGCGATAGTCTCTCGTAACGCAGCCAATTCTGCGAACAAGTCGCTGATATATCTTGACGGGTCGAACGTCGTACAAATCGACGCAGGCGCGGCTGGGGTAGCGATGGCAGGCACGTTGGGCGTAACAGGCGTCACCACCCACGGAGGCAACGTGGTGTCAGACACTGACTCCACGGATGATCTCGGCACGACAGGGGTCCGCTGGGCGAACCTCTATGTAGACGATGTGGTAGCAACGACAACCGTCAAACCCGGAACCTTAGTTCTAGCCGCTGGCTCAATTACCGATACATCAGGTGCCATCACGTTCGGTAACGAGAATCTAGTCACCACGGGTACGTTCGGTGCTGCTGCAACCACGCTCTCCTCCACGTTGGCCGTCG